GAGGGAGAGTCGCATAACCGGCGTTATCAGGGATGATGTAAGCTATTTTTTCTATTGTTGGAATACGAAGTTCATGCGCCAACCTGGATTCTGTTAATGATATAAAATCAGGTATTTCTGTGGATAAATCTGTACGATTTAACCAATTAGCAACAGCTATTTTTAGTTCGCTGTATGACGCAATACTCACAATCGACCGCCCCCTGTTCGGAGGTAAGCGTATTCTGGACTGTTAAGTTTTTTCTTCATTCTTTTTAAATCGTCCTTGTTAGGAGCCATTACGTTTATACCTTCCTTCATCCACTGTAGGACCACTACCGCTGGGATCGACGCGACCCTGGCTGTTTCACCCCAGGCGGCGTGCTTGTCGGCTGCGTTGCGGTCCCTAGTGTTGCGCGCAATGAATGGTGCGACGTCCTGGGCGTGAGCAACGTGAAGCTTATCTTCGATATCGTCCTTTTTTATAAACGTTTTCAAATCAGACATAGTTAACCTTGTTAATTCAAAAAAAGGGTCGAGCGCCCACGCCAAGAGGTGTCGAGGGCGCTCTAGCTCTCAGCAAGCTGAGAGTTTTCGTTTTACGCGGTTAGCGCATCAATCATTCCAGACGCTTCGTCATGCTCACACACCAAAGTTAATTCGGTGACCATTTGTCTTTTAGTCGAGTCGCCTGTAGGGGCAAGATTTATGGTTTGCGCGGGGCGAAGCACTGCGCGTGACCAATACTCAGTATCAAGAACTAGACAAGTGTTTGCATCGAGGAAGCGATTTACGACAGTAGATACCTGGCCGAACGGGGAAATAATTACGTCCACCGCATTTACCAGAGTAGTTCCGGTAGCGAAATCTCGCTGCCTACCCGACGCTGTGGCGAAGCCGGCGACAACCAGGGAGTGTGACGGAGTCACTTGCACTTGGTTGGGCTCGCCCCCTTTGTTAAAGGTTTTTTGTAAAACGTCTAACAATAATGCTTCGGTGAATGTTCTGTTGCTTCCAGCGGTATTTGTCGTTGCTGACGATATCTGCTTAGAAGCTGACGTAAGCTCTCTGGCGGTTGTACCATTCCCCGCCGTCCCAGTTTGCTGCAGCCCTACGAATGCGAACTCAATGTCTCTCTTCATTTCCTGCATTGCTTTCGATACTGCCAGCGCAAGATCGCTAGATCGACCATAGGCCTCTACCGCTTCTGCTGTGCCGCTCACTTGTACGACCTTATCAAAGATCTGAGTGTTGGCAGTTTTCACAGTCTGGGTAACAGTTGAAGCTGCTCCAGCATCGGAACCTTCAACTTTTTTGTTACTAGCGGCGGCAGCCAAATCATCTTGGAGCCATTGATGCAGTGTGGCTTTTGCCACGCCCGTGCCAATGCTGCTTAACATGGGAGTTTTTGTAGGCGCTATATTATAAAGGATGTCTTCGACATCGTCCTTCTTTCCTACCTGGGTAAAACTGGTCAGAGTGTTTGCTACTGTTGGCATTTCATTTCATCCTGCTTAAAAGGACCGCTGCCGCGTCTTCAATTCGACCACTGTTCTTTAACTGACTCATCGCTTTGCGCTCAGAATCGTCAGAGACAACAGCCGTACTGTCTGCTTTGCTGCCCGTTAAATTTTTAGAAGCTGAAGTCTTTACTTTCTTTTTGACCGCAACCGATTTTGCCTGATCAAATTGCATGGCTTTATACAGCGCGGTAATTAAACGATGGTCGGCGACTTTGTTAAATTCTTCTGTCGTAACGCCAAGGTCTTTCTGAGCATAGGAAGCGATTTTGTAATAAAGATCGTTGTTCCAATTTGGAATGTTAGTCTTGAGGACAGTCAAACTTTCTTTCGCGGCTTCACGCTGCGCCTGGTCAGTTTGTTGCTGTTGCTGCTTTGTCCATTCGTCAGCCTGTGCTTTTATAAAAGCGTGGGTCGACTGAGTTTGCTCAAAGGCCGCTTTTGCCTGTGCATATTGCTCTGGATTATCTACCGCGTATTTTTCCCAATTGACGTTTTCAAAACGTGCCAGGTCCATTCCCGCGGCATTCATCAACGCATTCATCGTCGCTTCGGTTTGTTCGGATTGAGCCTCGAAAGCTTTCCTTTGCGCGCTAAGATTCTGCGTTTTCACTGTATAGTCTTTCTGACGCAGCCAGCCTAATTTCAACTCAGAAATAGTTAGATTTTCACCATCTACCTCATACGTTTCATCAATTTCGGCTTCAGCTTCAGCTTCAGTATCTTCTTCGGTTTCTACGGTTGGGTCTTCGACCTCCTCTTCCAACAAAAGATCATCTGGCTGTTCTTCGTCTTCAGCATCAACAGTTTCGGCTTCATCAGCCGGATCGCCGTCATCATCGGCTGTTGGTGGTTCTAGCTCAGATTCCAACAGTGCGGTGAGTCGTGCCATCGCGTCAGCTTCTGCGGATTCCAGGGTGGGTTGATCAACAGATTCATTAGATTCGGACATTTTAAGCACCTTCCTGTTGCTGACGCAAGTTTAAGTCGTTGATAATGCTTAAAAATTGTTGAACGAATAACTGTCCGCTTTTGTACATAGAATAAAGGCGTTCTCGTTCTTCCACAGCTTCAGCCGGGCTCTGTATGATCTGATTAACGATGTTTTGATTCATTAACTGAAAAGCTTCGTTGAAAACTGCGCTATTCATCATGTCGCTGGCCGCTTGTGCTTTTGTGGCCAAATCACCCATATCCTGGTCGGTTATTTCACTCATTATATAAATTCCTCTTGGTCTGTTGCTGTTGTTGCCTTCACAGGCTTGGTTCTTGCCGACACAGGCTTTTCTTGTTGAGCCCGGTAGTCCGCAAAATCTTTTAACGCTTCTTTTAAATCACGGCGCGGCGCCTTGCGCTTGGACGCGTTTTTTAAAAAAGAATCAAATCTATTAATTTCCAATGCTCACATTCCTCTTTTGTGTTTTTTCTAAATCAAGTTCCGCTTCGTTCATCTCCATTTCATGCAAGGTTTTTTCAGTGTCCATCAGAAGCCGTGCTTCCTTCTCTTCTTCAGTAAATTCTTGCTTTTCAAGGTCCAGCATGACGCGGTTCTGCTCCTTCACGACATCAAGCTCCAACTGACCCTCCATTACCGAAACTTGACGCGCCGTCATGCCAGCCTGGAATTTGTCCATCTCAAGCTGTCTGGCTTGCGCCTCTTCAGCTTGCTCCGCTTGCTGCTGTTGCATTTGCTGGAATTCAGGACCGTTGGGATCTGCCAAATAAGCGGCGCCTTCTTTAATGTTTAAAAGCTCAAAAGCTCTACTTATCATCGCGTGGCGCTGCTGCGTTCCATAAAGGCCACCCAGGGTGGGGTCCGCTGGGTTCATGGTGAATTGCTGATCAAGGGACAGTAAGGTTTGAGCCTCCTGCGACTGCTCATCTGGCGTCAGCGCAACCGCAACCGTCATCTCTGTCCGATCGCCAAGCATCGCGGGGTTGACTGGCACAAAGCGTCCGTCTAACTGAAGCATCTTTTCTTCGCGCTCGTACTCAACACCTAACTTGTACAGGTCTTGCATAAGCGGTTTTAAAAAGTTTTCCGCAAAGTTGCGCGCCATCACCATAATTCGCCGGTTAGACGCATTCATAAAGGTGTTGATCAGATCGCTGCTGTTCTGTTTGCTTATCGCGGTAGTGTCCATGCCTTTAGACATTCGGCTGCTACCACTGCGCGCCTCCTTTTCTTGCTCAAAATTTTCAATCGCTGAATAGACATTTCCGTTTAGCTGCGGAGTGGGCAGGGGGCGCACCACTGACTCAGGATTAGGGCTCATAACATCTACGACAGCACCAACCCTGTTGTCCAACAAGTCGCGTGGGTTTTTTACCAGGCTTAGATTCGCAACCCACCTAGAGGTAGTAGTTAGCATAAGATGATCAACTACGCCTCGTTTGAGGCTAGACATTGTCTTTTGTAAATCACACAAAACATCTGCCAGGCTCATGCCGTAGGCTCGATGTGGCAGTGGAAAAGGAGTAAAAGATCGAAATGGCATCTCGCTCACTAACTCAGTGTCGAGCATAATCTTTCGAGAGTGAATACATCGAAAATACACACACGCGTTAATCGTTTCGTCATAACGCTTTATGTAACTCTCATAAATAGTCACGTACTCGCGGTCTTTTGAATCATTAAGCC